ACATCGCCGACCTACGATTCGGAGCCACTAAGCGAGCAGATCTTACGGTATGCCACGGCTGTCTTCGTCGTTCCACGTTCGAACGATTTTGCAGTCAGGGCAGGATTTGAACCTGCAATGCAACCTAATGCTGTAACTACAAGAGTTGGCGCACATCCGACAATAGTTGCTACGGTATACTTGCGTCTACTATTCCGCCACCTGACTATGTACCGGTCTTTCCCGGCTTGTCAACCTTAACATCTATAACGTCTGTCGCACATCTTTATTCTTGGATAAGATTAGATGATTCACATTTTAGGGCTGTTTAAGATTATTTTCCCTTCTGTAGTCAGGACAGGATTCGAACCTGTTTGTGTCACCTACTTGTTCACCACTTTCGGTCGTAGCACGCGTCTGCCAAATTCGCCACCTGACTATTTTGATTTTTTAAATGCACTTTGATATTTTCTAGTTAACATCTTAGCTTTGAACTTTATCTTGGCTGTCGATGTCCATCCACCCTCTCCTCCTTCTTTTAGATTGAGGCATAGTGAATCTCTTAGAAGCTCTTTAGTGACAATTTTCCTTTCTCCTTCTTTCAAAGCTTCTCTGCTTGGATAGTACTTCAGTATTTCAAACTTGAAGTTTTCCTTTCCGTACCTTTTGAGTAACCACTTTATCCTATTACCACTACCCATGTAGCCATCCTCTAAGTTATTAGTGGAGTGCATTCCAACATAATATTTGTTGGTACGTAGGTCTGTGGTTTTGTAAATAAAATGATACATAAAGGTATCTAGTGGAGGATCAGGGAGTCGAACCCTGGTCTCCGTAAGTATTAGTTCGTACAACGAATTACACGCTTAGTACTGTATTGCTACTGCACCGTAGTAGGGCTACCGATTTGGTAACAGTCCACCACTTGATTTTATGACTATCAAGAAAACAACATCAGCTCCACGGACGTGTTATGGTCATACATCCCCAACCTGGTAGGCGTCAGGTAGATGAACACCTTACTCCCCAAAGTGGATTTTTTTGCAACTTACTGTTTCACCCAAGTTGCCAGGGAAAGAAAGATCCGAAGATCTTAGGCAGCCATAGCCATTTCTACATTAGCAAAAGCCATGTTAATGATACGGGCACCTTCTTCTTGACGAGCTATATTTTTGTCGTTTATTTTTTTTACAAGTATTTAAAGACGTTCATGCTTTGTCTGCGTGTATACGAATCAATCTCATACGGATCAAATGCCAAAAAATCCCCCAATATATAAAAGAACTGATTATAAATAGTAAAAAGACCTTTCGTAGTGCGTAGTCTTGGCAGGCTTGGTGTTCCCTGACGCTGTAAGAACTTACTTCTTAGCTGAATCTACAGCTACTACTGTTGTATCTGCTGCTACTTTTGTTGAGTCTGCTTTTACTTCCGTTGAAGTTGATCCACCGCATGCTGCTAGTAAGCCAGCCACTACAAATACTAAAATTGCTTTTTTCATTTTGTTTTTATTATTGGTTATTAATTACTTGTTCTTAATATAAAAGTACGAAGTCTATTTCAGACTACCAACTTTTTCAAATAAAAAAAGGAGTTTTAAGGCTCCTAATTTATAAATTTTAATGGTTAATTACTGTTTCGGTTCTTCATCTTTTTTCTTACCGAAGATCTTGTCTGCTGTAGCTAGACCTAAACATCCAAAGGCTAATAAAGCTACCGACTCCACTAGTACTGAAGATGGGGCAACATGTGCTTCACTAAAGCTGTTTACGTATAGGGTTATGCATAAAGCCACTGTGCACAAAAGTCCGCATAGACGTTTCATTGAAATTACACCGTTCTCGTCTGAGAATAATGATTTGATAAATTGTTTCATGTTTTTGATTTACTTGTGTATAATACCATACATCATAACAAATGACCACACAACTATCGCAACGAATCCAGACCTATACGTTCTAGTATAGGATTTTGTCTGTACTGCTAATTCTATACTTTTACGTTCCAGATCTCTTAAATATATTGCTGCAAGAGCTTCTGACGTTTTAAGATTGTTTAATACTGTTATATTAGTTTTTTGTACACTATCAGCTAGTTGCTGTCGAACTACTGTAACACTACTAAGACTATCTACTACCTTAGTTAGATCATATGTAACTTTCTTAGCTACATTAAGACTATCTTTTAGTACAGAGAATTGCTTATTTATATCCTCTCCTTGCTTTAGAGTCATTATTACAACCGTATCCTTACCTAGGGTCTTTACCACCGGATATTGCTGGCAAAAGGCTGAAAGGCTTGCCGAGGTCAGCAGCAGCACTATCAATTTTACTTTTAAGTTCATTATTTTCCTGCTTAAGGGTTTGTACTTCCTGCTTCAGAGTTGTTATTGTCTTAACAGTTTTTTCTACTTTTTTTGTCACTGCTTTATCTGCTTCACCACTTACCGTAAGAGCTGATGCTGAGTTTGTTTGACTACTCTTCATCAAATTTTCAATACTGGTATCTAAATCTGTTGGAGTTGCTTTAGTAGCATCTACAGATTGTGTTTGTGAATTACAGCTTATCAGCAATACTGATATTATAATTATAACGTATCTCATTTTATTTTACCTAATTCTTGTAGTGTTTGAATTTTGCTACTTGTTGCTGATACTAAGCTATCAGACCGTCTTAGTTGGTTTACTAGGATGTCTACCTTACCTTCTAGTTTTTCAATCTTGACTCCTTGCTCTTTAATCTGGCTACTGTAGTTCATTTTACCGTCAACGTACAAATATCCAATAGCAATAATTACAATGAATAATAAACCCTTAACAGGTTCTTTAGCAAATTCTTTAAATGTGATGGGTAATTTTGCAGGATTTTCAATACTTACTTTCTTAACAGCCATAATGGTTTTGTTTTAATTATTAAACAATAACAACATTAACCTATTAGCAACCTGTATTAATCAGATATAAATAGTTGTAAAACAACAAAAACTCCCCTTGTGGGGGAGTTCTTATATATAACCTACTGTATTTTAATACATTTCTGCTGACGGATCTCCTTTTTTCTTTTCTTCTTTCTTTTCAAAGATAACCGATTCAGTTGTTAAAATAGTTCCTGCTACGGATGCTGCATTTTCTAATGCTGTACGTGTTACTTTAGCTGGATCCAATAGACCTGCTTCCGTTGCATTCACTACAAGCTGTGCTTTAGCATCGTAAGTATATAGAATATGAGGAGTAGTAGAGCTCTTTTTAGCATCCTGAACTTTTCCTAGAATTGTAAAATGTTCTTCTATACCACAATTTTCTAATATGGTCTTAAATGGTGCAAAGCATGCTCTCCTAACAATATCATGTCCTATCAATTCATCATTTGACATTTCCTTATACTTAATCGATAAGCCGTTTAGAGCTTCAATTAAAGCTATTCCGCCTCCTGGTACAACTCCTTCAACTAATGCTGCCTTTGTTGCAAATAAAGCATCTTCAACTCTATCCTTCTTTTCTTTGATCTCAATATCTGAATTACCTCCTACTGAAATAATAGCTACACCTCCGATTAGTTTACCTAACCTTTCTTGTAGTTTTTCTTTCTCGTAGAACGAATTGGCTTTTTCAATTTGATCTTTAATCTCTTGAGCTCTTGCTGTAATAGCTTCAACCGTTCCTACTCCATCTACAACTGTAGTTGTTTCTTTTGAAACAATAGATGTTCTTGCTTTACCAAACATTTCCATAAATTGTACTGGAGTTAACTTATCCAACTTATGACCTTTGTTCTTTGATATAACTTGACCACCTGTTAGGATTGCTAAGTCTTCCAAGATCAAAGTTCTCCTTTCACCAAAGTCAGGAGCCTTTACAGCTGCCACACTAATGGTACCTCTCATCTTATTAACAATCAAAGTTGCCAATGCTTCATCTTCAATATCTTCAGCTACAATAAGTAAAGGCTTATTCTCAGAACTTACCTTGTTTAATGCATTTAATAATTCAGCTGCCTTAGTAATACGACCATCATAAATTAAAATGTATGGATCTTCTAGTATTGCTTGCATAGTTGTATTGTTGGTAACAAAGTAAGGAGATTTATATCCTCTATCAAATTGCATACCCTCTACAATCTCTAAACTAGTTTCACCAGTCTTAGATTCTTCAATTGTAACAATACCTTCTCTACCAACTTTTTCAATAGCAGTTGAGATTA